GCCCAGTGAAACGGTCGCAATCGAATGGATACCGTTTGTAATAGCCGTTCCGCTGCTACCGTATGCGCTGGTGGCCGCGGTGGTGTAATAGTCCAGACCACGCAAACCGCTAGTCGCGCCGGTTGAAGTAGTCGTTGAACCAGACTGGTCATTATTGCCGACCATGCTCGCGCCCTCAAGTTGCGCGAATTCAAGCGCAATGTCATCCACAAGAGTAGTGGGCAGCGCATTAATATCAGAAAAAACCGCAGTTCGCACCGGCAATTGAGCAACCAGAACACGAACCGGCAATTGCCAGATAGTCGTAGCAATATTCGGCGAACCAGTATTCGGAGTAAAAGTATAACCCCACGGATTCGTTGCATCAGCCGCATTACCCGTTTTGGCTACGAACATAATGTCCGATTGCCCACACGGTATTTGCCTCGCACCGATACGCAGTGGATTCGCGTAACGAAGCGCAGCAAAAGAATCATCAAAAAGAATCTGACCACCAACACCCGAACCGGATGCGGTAAGCGCAGATGCTTCGTTAAGATCAACTTTTACTCTGCCGCCATCCACAATAGCGGTTTTAATTGCTTCAAGGATTTTTTGGGATACGGTCATAGTAGATACTCAAGTTGATTGTAAAAAACCGGAGAGGTTTCCCCCTCCGGCTTTAATGCTACTTAGGTCGAAGTGCCGGTCGAGCGATAACGGATAATCGCATTCGGATCAACAACCGAGGTAGCCAGACGCTTCTCGCCGTAGAACGTGATATAGCCCGGCAATGTCTGGTCGTAGCGACGCAGAATCATGTTCAAACGATCTACGATGGCATGGCCACGTTGCCAATCACCGAAATACATCGGGTAAAGGCTATTGGTGCCAACCGCGCCAGTGGTGGTTTGCGAAGGCGTATCGAGGTATTTATTAGCAACAACATCGAAGCCAAGCAGCGAACCAACAATGCCATCGTTACGCGCCAGACCATCGACATAAATCGGACGGCCCTGCGTATCAGTCAAACCACGGATACCGGCAAGCAGAATCGGATTAATCATAAACTTCGCCGATTCCGTCCAGTACTGCTGCGGCAGGTTGTAGATGAAATTGATAACGTCTTTATACGTGATCGAATTCGCACCAACCGTATTGGCGTTCGAGGTCAACTGGTCATACGTAGCCAGCGAATGCAGACCGCTGGTTGAGCCAGTGCCACTCGTGCCAAACGCCGCAGCAGAGATCGTGCCGCCCGTGTAGGTCGCATTGGCACCTGCGTATTGATCCAGACCGCGCAGACCGTTAGAACCGCCATACGGCAGGGTGGTAGCGCCCTGGTCGTTGTTCTGGATCATGGAGAGAGCCTCCGACTGCGAGAACTCAACCAGCATATCCGAAACGACGTTGCTTTCCAAACCGTCGATGTCATCAAGCGCCGCAGTACGAATCGGGAACTGAACGTTCAAATCTTGCAGCGTCAGTTGCCAAATGCTCGTATCTTCAGTCGTTGCCGCACCGTTGTTCTGGATAGCATAGCCCCACGCAGCACCCGCATTGCCGATTTTGGCGCGGAACTGATAGGTAGCGCCATCGGTCGAGACAGTGCGCGAAACGCCACGCATCGGGTTCGCCAAACGCAGCGGAACAAACACCGGATCGTAAGCAGTCCGACCGCCAACGCCAGCGCCAGAGCCGGTCAGCGCCGAGGCTTCGTTCAGGAACAGAGCGCGTTGCTGTTCATCTTCAAACAGCGCGATTTCTTTTTCGCGTTTGCTGTCTTTGTAAAACGAGGCCAGTTGCTCGCATACGCGGCGGTTCACTTCCTGACGGATGCTTTTGGCAGCAGGTTTGACAATCGCCGGGGCTTGCACTTCAGCGATTTTCGCTTCCAGAGCATTCAGCTTTTCGGTGAATTCGTTTTTAACCGCTTCCACGGTTTCCGTAATCTTGGCGGCATTGCCAGCTTCGATTGCGTCCAGCTTTTCAATAATTTCTTTCATGATATTCCTTAAATGCGTTTATTAAGAATTGACAGAAGTTCACGATGCTTGAGGGCTTCGAGAATCTCTGCTTCGTTTACCACCGCATCAGCATCCCGCTGAGTTGGGGAATCCTCAAGTTGCACATCAGCATCCCGCTTGATGTATTCCTTGAGAGAACTAGACGCGGTGGCCGCATCTTTTCGTGATAGTCCGGCATCCCGCAGGACTTTCTCGATCTTTCGCTCAGTCAATCCAGAAAATTCCAATTTCTGAATTTCGGCGTTCGGGTTATTCGGATACATGACAACAGATACTTCGCGCAAACCGCCTTTGGTTATCTGAAAGTAACCTTCGTCCGCGTCATCATCCATAGGATTGCCATCGGCATCAACCATGATGCCTTCATCGGCATAAGCGCCAACAGAAACGCCGCCAAACATCTTAGGAGATTCTTTCAGCACCGTATGAAGGTCAGAACCAGAGACCGTATTCATGTAAATACGACCTTTGGCGGTCATGCCTTCTTTATCAAATGCGAATTCATCCCACTGGCCTACAGGCATTCCCATATCGTTGTGATTTAGGAACATCGGCAGCGGTTTGCCAGATTTAGAAAACTCATCAGCCCATTGCGCGAAACCCTCGGGCTTGTAATTGAATTTTCGTCCGTCTGCACCTTCCCTAGCGCCCCAAGTCGTAACTCGGGCTTCGATTGCGCCAGAAGGATTTACTGATTCATCTGCGTCCTGCCCGAGTTGAACTTGAGCCTCGCAAATCAGCATTAGATTTTTCATTCACAACCCCGTTTTTAATAGATTGATTATCATCTTTTATTTTATGGGGTCTGCCGCGCTTCTTTGGCAGTTTAACATCTGGTTCCTTAATTTGGGAAGCCAGTGCTTTTATTATCGTATAAATACTCATGTTTTGCCAATATTCATTTTTCTAGTTTGATTACCGCCACCGCCGCCAGTGTCTTGCGGAGAAGTGCCAGGTATCAATTCGGCCTTTTTCGGGTCTTGTTTTAATTCGTCTGCGCCTGCTATTTTTTCCATGTTCAAATATTCTCTGCCCTCGTTTGGCGTCATAATGCCATTGCTGACCGCCGCAGAAACAAAGTTCATTTGATCCAATACAGCACCCTTCAGGAAATCTTTGGTGTCAAATCTAACACACAAACTAGGATAACCTTTTAACAAATGCTGTTTCAGCTTTTGCTCAATGCTGATAATCATCGGATACATGGTCGTTTTATAAAACTCATCCAATTGCGTCTGAGTATTGTTATAACGATGTTCACCGAATCCAAGCATTGAAGGCGGCACACCAAAAAGGCTGCAAATCCGATTAATGGTTTGCGCTTTTAGTTTGGCGCAATCGGCATCTTGCAAGGTCAGCATATCCACAGGCATATATTTCATGCCTTGATCTAGCAGCATCCCCTGACCTGCTTTTGATGGATCAACCGCTCTGCTTCCGGTCATTGCAGACCACGCTTCCTTCAACCGCGCCGCCACTTCTTTATATTTGGCGTCCGGTATCACCATGTCTGTAGTGAAAATGCCAGACGGTTTTGCACCGTTTTGCATGACGAAGTTAGCGTAAAGATCAATATCTTGATCTAGCGCCACCAATTCTGTTGCAAGAATGCCCTTGTTAAAACCAGATGAGCCTTGCCACGCGGCTTCCTTAACGTGCATCACTTGATGCGCCGCCAAAGGTTGATCCTTGCTAAAGCCGTATGAAGGCGTCGAGAGCCTATAGGAAGGATACCGCGCCGGAGTCAGAATAACCGTAATCAGCGTCGAGTCCAGGTTATACATTTCCAACGGCGTAGAATTCGCATCTTTCTGATCTTTCCTCCACCAGAGAGTAAACGATTCACCGGCCAAATCCTGCCACATGCACCACTGATACCAGAACTCATACATGCTCTGGAAATTATTAGGTTCATGCAGGAGGTTATAAACCTGTTTTGCTTTAGCCTTATCTCGGCTACCAACCTTATCCGATTTCAATGCGTCTGTATAAGTGCCATCATCCAACTTATACATGATGCTGATCGGCAGTTGAGCCAAAGCCCTTGCTTTGACATTAACGCAACTCATAATGGTTGAATTGCGAGTCAGCAGAGATATATCTACAGTCCTACCGGCAACAGTAGCACTGGAAGTCGTTACATACAGGAGTTGAGAGGAAACCGGCCCTTTTTGCGAAGTTGCAAACAGCACTTGGTTACCAAGTTGCATCTGCCCCAAAACGGTATTAGCCTCGTTTTGGGTAGTCTGTTTTCGCTTGAATATATCCAATAAAGCCATGTTTTCTCTCGTTTCTATATTAGAAACTTCTAAATCCGTAGCTTGAATTTACCACCGGATTATCTAAAGCGCAATGAAATGCCATAATCATCGCAATAATACCATCGACTTTAGCGGAAGGATCGGCACTATTCTTTCTGATCTTTTTATTGCCGTTTACATCCTCATAAACTTCACAATTACCCAATTGCCACAACACAAACGGATCGTGGTCGTGAGTAATTGCTTTGCTTAATATTAATTTCTCAACGTGTTTTGAAGGATTATTCAAAACCGCCATACCCTGTCCAATTTTCTTAACAGGCATTCCGTGTTCGTATAATTTGCTTACCAATGCCGCAGCATTCCACGCATCAAAGCCAATTTCTTTAGCGTTATATATCTCACATTGCTGTTTAATATAATTCTCAATTTCTAAATAGTCGGCAACATTGCCTTCCGTTAGCTTGAGCGAACCACGAGAAACAGCCTGTAAAAAGATCGGCTTATAATGAGTAGGAATAAAGGATAAGCTATCCTCTGGCAAAAAGAACTTAAAGGATGCGTGGAATTTATCCTCATCATACCTATGCAGAGTGCAAACCGCATTCAAATCTCGGGTAGCTGCAAGGTCAAATGCGATAAAAGTCGCTTCCGGTTCAATCTCGGGAAGTTTTCCAGCCTCTTCCCAGTGGCGAGTATCCACCCACGCTGAATTAGCACTGACATACACATTAAATGTTTTGCAAAGCAGGTCATTTAATGCGCTAGGTTTAGACTGCGCTTCCTTTACCCGCTGTTCGATTGCTTCAGCATTAATCGAAATGCCGTGCATCGGGTTTACTTTCGCCCAGGTCTTAGGGTCTTTCCAATCGTCTCCCTCGTCTAGACCATACATCAGACCAAACCAGCGCGGGTTATCTTCAGCCTGCCCGTTTAGCATAGCTTTCAGATATTGCATATTCTCAAAGAATAGCGTTTCTTTAGTAAATGAAGCAGTCGTAATGTAAATCCGCAGCGGATTAGTCCTAGAAACCATGCCGGAATGGATAACCTCAATACTATTTCGTTCGGTAATCTGCGCCGCCTCGTCAATGATCGACACCGATGGATTCTTACCATCACCGGTCTTTTTACTATCCCGGCTAAGAGCCATGAACTTTGATTGACTGTCAGAGGCTTTTTTAATCTCATGCCGATAGGATTGATACTGCGCCGCCATCTGCGGCGGCATCGCCTCGACAATACCTTTGGCGGTATCGAATACAATGCTGGCCTGCTCGCGGTTTACAGCAGTGCAATAGACTTCGCTTCCAGCCTCGCCGAAAAGCA